CTCTCCCACCTTGCGATGTTATTTTTTATGCATCATTTTACGGTATTTATTAGCCATAAATTTATGATGTGCTCTTGACATATGATTTTTATAATTTTCATCCATGTCTGAATCTGCTGCATATGCATGCCCTGAGTCTCTTTTTTCTTCGCCTTTAGATTCGTCTCTTCGATCTTTTAAAGACTGTCTGAAATTTTTTTCAGCTCCACGTCTTTCTCCAAGAGATTCATCAATACGAGCGTTATATCCCTGCTTGAAACGTTTCATCGTTTAAACCCTTTTCTGTTTTCAATGTTATTTGTTTGAATAATCTCCACTTCAGAAAGAGAACCATCATTTATATGCCCTTTTGTGGGTTCTGATGGTTTCAACTTCTGAAGTCCTGGTACTACTTTCTCAGCAATTTTCTGAGCTTTCCCAGATGGTCTTGGCATTGTCATCTTAGTATTTAACTTTAGATGGACGTTCGTTGATTTTTCTTATTTCATCTTTACGAACATCATCCAGACCACGAATTGTATCATCAAGTTCACCTGCATCCATATATGGACATTTTGGGTAATACTTATGAACAACTTCTTGTGGAAGATTAGCTGGGGCTGAATGATCTTCACTGATCATTCCAAAATATTGGGAATCCATTTTAGCCATTTTTTTCTCCTTGAGCCATTACGGCAATTTCTTCAATGTTTGGGCTATTAACAGAGATTGCTTCTTGTTTCTCTTGTGGAGATTCCAAGTTTTTAATGTACTCACTAAGTTGAATTAATTTTTCTAAGTGAGTAATATCCATCGATTCAAGTTCCTTCATAGCTTGTACTTTATGAAGTGTACCCAACTCTTTGTCTTTCTCGGACTGTGAAAGACGCTCAATAGCCAATGCTCTGTTTTCTTGTACGCGTGACGCCCTCTCAAGTCCGAGTCCTGCGTTTGCCTCCGCCCGTGATTCGAGGTCTTTTATTTCAGCTTGTTGCTTAGATGTTGCTAATTGCATTTGCATTTGCTGCATCTCAGATTGCTGTTTTTCTTGTTGTCCTATCGCTTCCACGAGCTCTTTTTTATTTTGAAGCGTTGATGACTCAACAAGAAGATTTGTGGGTACAGGTATGCCTAATTCTCTCAAGGCAAGGAGTTGTTTAAATTGCATTTGACGTTGTGTCGAGGTATTTAATCCCTCTTCTATTACCGCATCATATTTTCCAAATGCTTTATTATAAAATTGGGCAGAAGGTTTTTCATTTATTATTCTACCGATTTTTCCGGGAGAGAAATTATTTTGAATAAGGTCAATGAATATTCTGCCCAATAATTTTTGTGAGTAATCTAATTGATCAAATAGAGATTGAAGTGTAGTTAGTCCTGCACTTTGACGAAGCATTGATAATACGCCCGCTTTGTCGTCTTCAGCACTCCCTAGCAACTCTTCATTTACTCCAGAGATTTGTTGTATTTCATCTCCTAGTATTTTAGATAACTCAATCATAGATGGAGGTACTTGAGGAGGTTGTATACGCTCTACATCGCTCATTTGAGCCTCTTCTTTAAGAGCAAGACCTCGACCTTGACCATTTAAAAAAACGTCTTCAGGGTTAACTAAGGCGTTTTCTTTATACTTCCATCCAGAATTGATTTGTGATTCTAGAATATCTAGCTCGATTACTTTTCTTCTATTATAAAGAAATTGTGAATCTCTAAGCCCTCTAACAACTCCTTGTATTCTCCATGGAAAATAAGGGATTTGTGGTTCATAGTATCCTAGAACCGGAACGAAAGGGTATAGATCAGAACCCATAGGATTGTATCCATGATAAAACACTTCTCCTTGAATAACTATGCCAAGTTTTACTGTTGCTATTTCATTATCTATTGCTGTGAGTTCGGGGTAAGCTTCTAGATATCTTTTTAAATCTTGATCATTACCCTTCCATTCAAGGGTTTCTCCAGTTTTGATATCTACAACTAGCTTTTGAGCTCTGAAATCTCTATACCAATATTCATCATAAGTGAGCAGATCTTGCATCCCATAGTTATAAGCTTCTGGCATAAATTGAAACTTACCATCGCGATTTGCAGATGTGGAAAGATTGTCAACATCTTTTTTTCTATCAGGAAATAAAGCTTTTACTTGAGTTTTAGTTAACCACTTACGAGTCCAGATAAAATTACAATCCGATAGATCATGTTTTTTAAAGAATGGATCGATTAGATAACCATTATAAGAAACATTATCTACTTTAATATCTCCATTTATTGGATCAGATCTATAATCCATCCAAACAGATAAAAGATTCATTCCTGTTGTGACAGCTCCGTCAAATGCATCAGAAATTGTAGATAAAGTATTATCTTTTTCCATTGCCCAAAGTATTGCTTTAGAAAATTGATTAGCTGTTTCTTCATCTGAGTTTTCAATTGGAGAAACAATTGTTGATTTACGATTACGGCGTTGATAGCCTGTAATCATATTGCAGACTCGTCTGATCCTATTAAAATTAAAAACACGCCGACGGAAAGCAGGAAGATTGCCATAAATATCATTCCAAAGTTGCTGATCGCCTGCTTTAAATCGTGTGTCAATATCTGCTTCTGACCAAAATGATTGATTAATTGTAATTCCTTGAGCGTATGTTTGTTCCATACGAAGCTTTAACGACTGTTCATCATCTGAATAAGAAGTGATAAAACTGTTGCTGCCTGGGTTTGGCCAAAGTGTCATAGTATTCCTCTAATATAATTCTCTTCTCTAAACATCGGAGGAAGATTTCCTGAGTTGCCGTACATGGCTTTTTGATAGCGTTTTTCTAATTCTTCTTTAGACAGTGAATCACGAGTTTTTGGAAGGGATACAGCAAGATAGCGCATAGCATCTGCCCAGTGAGATGACCAATCATGCAGTGGATGAGATTTATAAACTTTTTTCTTTGAATCGAACTCTTGTCGATAGTTCTCCAAAGCTTTAACAAGAAGTTTACATTTATTTTCGTCAATCCAAAGTTTTGAAAAAAGCGACCTAACTGCCTCTATTCCATCAGATATTTCAATCTGCCCTGCTGTTGCAAATTTAATGCCTAATTCTTTTGCTTTTTCGATTCTTGTCATTCCAGAACCCCATTCACGAACAGCAATATCGTGAGGAGCTATATGAACGCCATAAACATATGGTTTATTGTGGATAATTTGTGCATAGTGCTCTAAACCATGCTTGCTATTTTCATAACAATCGATGATACGGATTGTCTGACCAATGTTTTGAAAAAAGATGATTGTTGTAGAATCTCGAACACCAATATCCCAAGCAGTGTGAACTTTAAAACCATTTTCCCAAGGAACGTCTCCGATTCTATGCTCTCTTTTGGCTTGTTCAATGTATTTTGCATAATACGATCCTTCTACCCCCATAGTGAATGAAGTAAAATATTCTTGTTGGATCATATCCTCGGACATCAATCCTTCCGCTTTTTCCTTTTGAATTTCTTCTAAAGGGATATGCTCGGTATCTTCTACTGTAAGTTTGAGATAAAACCAGTCGGGAGATCTTTCAGCTATTTGAGTCAATGCCCATAAATGATTTTTTCCACGAGGTGTTGAAATAAATAAAGCCCAACCGCCATTTGCGGTCAAGATAGGCCGGAGGAATTGATAGGCCATAGGATCTTGTAGGGCGTATTCAGAGAAGACACATCCTTTAGGGTTAGTACCCACTAGACTGTCATAGTTATCACTCCCTATGAGCTGGAAAAGGCTTTCTTGGCCATTCCTAGTTTTCATTCTAATCTTCATCTCTTGAGAATTCTTTTGAACGATCAATTCTGATGGAAAATAGTCTAGTATTCGTTTGCCGTCGTTTGTGATTGAATCCCAAATAACTTTTTTAGCCTGGGAATATGTGGGGAAAATGTAGTAGTAAACTCCAGGATCTTCATACATACGTCTGATAACATAGTTGAGCGCAGTGATATCTTTGCCAGCTCTACGAGGTAGAATAGCTAGAACTCTTTTGAATCCTGAATCTAATGCCTTTAAAATTGGCAATTGATAAGGACGCGGTTCAAAGCCGTTAAGCTTTCTCTGTATCTCTACGTTTGTCGTCATTCTTGTCGTAAATCTCTTTGTAAACACCATCTAGTTTTTGCTTAGAATAATTCTCAGCAAAGAATTCACACTCTTTTTGTGTTTTAGCTTCAGCTACAATTTTGCGAGCTTCTGTCTCAGTTTCAAATGCCAATTGGTCATAAATGCGTATATAACGAGTGAGTAACTTCTGTTGATGCTGAGGCATGTCTTTTGTAGTCATAGCCAATCGAAGCCATTTAGTGCACAATTTAGAAATTATTACTTCATATGTGTTATCAACTTTTGGGCAAATATGACGGAAATAATTAAAATAGGAATAACCAATTCCTCTCTTATTCAAAAACTGTGGAAAAATTAAAGAGTCTTCTTTATCGCCCCACTCAATCATCCATTCGCAAAGTGTCTCCAAATACTCTATAGACACTTGATATTCTTTCATTTTCATAAAACTTTTTTTTATTTTTAATAATAAATAAAAATTTATTTTAACTCTAGAAAGATAAATTACATTTTTCACGGGCACACTAGGGGACAGTTTCATTTGAAAAAATCACCCAACTTGATTTGTTCTATAGAAGATATAATTTATATATATATTCTTCTTCTTCTTCTAAGGCTGTGGAAGCGTTGATAAGTGCAATTTTAGGAGAGAAGGAGATTGTTTATAGATTGTCAATGAAAAGTAAACAGTCGATAAATTGTGAACAATAGGAGAAACTACGAACCTATTATATACAACTTATCGACTGGCAACACACAGGGTTTTCCACAGTGATAACAAAAAAAAAGTATTTATATAAATTAATAAATTGTAAAGTGACTTAAGCGAATAAAATCGTTGGCTATACGACTGCCCCTCATAAGTTTGAGGGGTTTTTTTAAATTATAAAAACTATAAAAACTATAAAAACTATGAATCAAGAATTTACGCCTGAAATAAAATTAGTAGATGAAATATCTAATGATTTTCAAGAATTAATAAAAAAATATATTAAAAAAGATCCCTTTATTTTTATATTTACCTCTCAAATTCAGTTAACATCTTTCACTTCAAAAGTGCTGGATAAAGAAGCAACGAGAAATTTATTATCTTCTGCTATAGAAGCTAGATTGAGTGATAAATCATCATTCGATGATGAAATAGTCCCATGATTTAAATGACGATTTGAGTGACTCTTTGCCTGTTTGTCTGCACCGCTCGTAGATATTTAGATTGTTATTTGTATCAATCTCATACAAATTATCTACAAAAATGTCAT